GGAGGATGGAGTTGATTATGGAATTGGACAGGAGCGGATTACTGTGAGGAATGCCTATCGATACGAGATTCATACGCAGAAGGGAGATTGTGGGATGTTGTTAACAGTATCAGACCCAAGTTCACCAGCGAAATTGATTGGCATGCATGTTGCAGGATCAAAGAACCATAGCAACTGGTCTGTAGCAGTGTGGAGAGAACTGATTGAGGAAGCGTTGACACATTTCGATGTTGTAGCTCAAATGGCTGGGTCATTCTCACACCTGGAGCCTGCTGAGATGAATGTTGTTGGTGAGTTTTTGCCCGTTGGCGTATTACCAGATGGGCCTGCAGAGCTGGCGAGATCGTGTATCATCCCGTCTTCTCTACATGGAAAACTAACAGAACCTACAACTAAGCCTGCTCATTTGAAGCCCTTTTATCGTGACGGTGTTAAAATCGATCCGTTAGAGTTGGGAGTGAAGAAAGCAGGGAAGTTTATACCCATTATTTCAGAAGAGGCTTTAGACGCCGCCACACGTGATGTGTCGTTGAAGATTCAGTATAACCATCGACGCGATCCTGTAACCCTTGAGGTTTTGCCCTATGAGCGTGCAGTTGCAGGTATTGAAGGAAATGACTTGTTTAATGGTGTATCGAGAGTGACATCACCCGGTTATCCGTACATTAACACGCTCGCTCGTGGTAAAGGTAAGACGAAATGGATGGGCAGTGAGGAATACATCTTTGATTCCGAGGACGCGCTTAAGTTGCGTGCTGATGTCGAGCGTCTGGTCGATGATGCGAAGAACGGTCGTCAGTTAGATGTCCTTTGGTGTGATACACTCAAGGACGAGCGTCGACCCAATGATAAGGTTGACCAGGGCAAGACGCGGGTGTTTTCGAATGGACCTATGCACTTTAACATAGCTTTTCGCCAGTATTTCCAGGCCGGTTTTGCTCATGTACAACACAATCGGATATATAATGGTGTGGGTGTTGGCTTAAACGTGTGGTCAGCTGAATGGGAGACACTATATCGTCATCTCACTAAGTTCGGAACAGAGAGTGTTATCGATGGCGATTTTGGTAATTTTGATGGGACCTTGAGTGCCGCAGCTCTGTGGAGAGTTTTGGACATCTTTAATGAGTTGTATGATGATGGTGAAGAAAATGCACGCGTGCGGAGAGCGCTATGGACCGTTGTTGTGAATGCAACGCGATATTACCGGGGACAGGTATACCAGTGCACGCACTCTGTGCCGTCTGGAGTTCCCGGGACTAGTATTATCGACAGCATGGCTTTGCTCATATTGTTCCGCGTGGTTTGGATGAAATTAGCACCAAAGTCATACAAAAATATGATGGCGTTTAATAATCACGTATCGATTATAACGTATGGAGACGATAGTGTGTTGAACATTGCAATAGAGGTGTTAGATTGGTATAATATGGAGACAATTGCTAAGGCATTCGGTGAAATCGGAATGGAATTCACGGATGCTGATAAAAAGAGTGAGATCGTGCGGGTGAAAACCATACGTGACATTCAGTTTCTGAAACGCAAATTTGTATGGTCGTCGTTGTTGGGACGCCATACTTGCCCCGCGGATTTCGCGTCACGTCTGGAAAGTTTGAATTGGACCAGAAAGAATAACGTGATTGATACGCGGCTCATAGAGGCAGACACCATTCAAAATGTTTTCATGGAGATTGCTGCGCATTGTGATCGCGAATTGTTTGACGAGTGGGCGCGCAAAATTTTAAAAGCCGCTCGTGAGGTTAATCTGCCAGGGGTTGTGAACGAGGGTTACGTTTACTACCACGTTCCTGCAGAAGAGCGCGATTAAACTAGACCCCGTCCTGCCAAGACGTTAAACTGGCCCCTGTAGTGTGATCAGCACACCCTCATATCAATACCCACGTTAAAAGGGGTGTGAGCCGCTACTACAGGTAGGGACCGGGTTATTAAACCTTACTGCTTAGGATGGTCCAGAGGCAGCCCCTCTAAAATCCAGAGCAACGTGGGACTCACTATAACTAAGGCTGGTTATAGATGGGGTAAAATGGCCTGCTGCAACACAACAAAATTTTGATTCTAATCCCGATACGGTAAATACGACTCGCGAGGACACACATGACACAATCACTTTTCGTGAAGATGGAGAGGTGATGAAAGATACTTATGTTGCGAATGAGATGACACTCCCTAAAACTGTTTATTCATATGTTGCCGATCAGACACCGAGGGGGATTGAGGACTTTCTCCGTCGACCTGTTATTTTAGCACAAGGTGCGTGGAATACAAATCAAGCCGCCACGGTGAGCCTGGGTGCATGGTCTTTTCCGGATGCTCTTCTAAATTCGGTCTTTAATTCTCAGATTCTTAATAAAATTTTGGGTTATACGTTAATGAAGGCGCGGATGCGGATTCGACTTCAGGTCAATTCCCAGCCGTCTTATGCGGGGATATTGTTGTTATCGTACGTGCCTCACGCGGATTACATGACGACCAAGGTCAATTCGCTATATAGCACCTTGACTTCGTTGACCGGGTGCTCTCATGTTACGATGAACATATCAAATGCAACATCATTGGAATTTGTTACCCCGTACATTTCCCCACACGTGTATGTAAACTTGGCCACTGGTCAGGGAACATTTGGCCGCGTGAACCTTCAGGTTATGTCACCACTAACAATTGGTGGTGGTATTCTAACACCTGTCACTTGGACTATGTGGGTTTCTTTTGAGGATGTTGAACTTCGAGTACCAACGAATGCTCAACCGGCCACAATTTATGCACAGGTGGGTGGTGAGTTGAGTGCAGCTCGGAAGACTGGAATGATTTCCGGAGGCATAGGCACAGTGGGCCGTGTTGTCTCCGGTGTTTTGCCAGCACTAGGTTTAGGTGCGCTTGCCCAACCAGTTGAGGCGCTTGCATCAACTGCATCAGGAATTGCACGGATGTTTGGGTTTTCTAAGCCTCTTGTTCAAGCCCCTACGACGTTGATTGTCCAGAGACCAATGAGAGGCCATTTAAATGTTGATGGGTGTGAGACTGGCGCTAACTTGGGTTCAAGTGTGGCAACAGAGCTTCAGACTTTGACTGGCTTTGCTGGTACAGATGAAGACGAGATGTCGCTGTCTTACATCGCATCCCGCCCGTCTGCAATCGATAATTTTTCGTGGCGCACTTCGAGTGCTCAAGATGATGTTCTGGAGACATACACAGTCACTCCGAGTGCACTGATGTGGCGTGCTAATACTTCGACGCCAGTTATTCCGCGTACTACAAACGCTGAGGTCCGTATGACACACGCCGCGTTCCTGGCAGATAAGTACCAGTACTGGCGTGGCGATATAGTCTACACATTTCATTTTGCAAAAACACAATTACATTCGGGACGTCTCAGATTTAATTTTAAGCCGTATGTTGGAGCTTTGTTCCCAAGCACCCCGGAGAACTTGAATGCATGTCCAGGATTTACGATCACAGAGGATGTAGATTTGGCGACTACGTCAACGTTTAGGTTTCGAGTCCCATATGTGAGCTCTCGACCATGGATGTTGACGCAGTGGCCCCAGATGAATGCTCCGGCGTTTGACGTTGTGGATGCTAAGAACTTTGCATTGGGGGAGCTCGAGATTGTTGTATTGAATCAACTCACAGCAATGAGTACGGTTGCCAACGCTGTGGATGTTGTTGTATTTGGTCATATGGAAGAGGCTGCGTTTGCAGTCCCCCGTCGTTCTCGGACATTGCCTAACTTGGCAGCAGGAGCAGCGATGTCTAAGATGATGGAGGAGTATTCAGAAGTTGGGGCAAATACTGCAAGACGCTACACTGTCGGTGAGTGGGAGCAATCCAAAAAGAGTGTTGTCAAGAGATCTGTGAAGGATGAGATTGCTGAACTGAGTAACGAAATTGTAGCTCAGGTCGGCGGAGAAGAGGCGAAGCCATTGACGGAGACAGAACACGCGAGTGACATCCCTCTACTTCCTCCAGCGATTTGTCAAGGCGAGGTGCACACTAGCTTACGACAAGCACTTAAGCGATACAACCTTGTTGCATACGTGAAACCAGAGGCCGTTGCACCGACAGATGGACGACTTGGATCGGATGGAAATTGGATTGTTATACGACCGTGGGCAGCAGCGACCAACAGGCAGTTGGTGTTGAGCTCTACAACCGCACAGAACTGGGGAACCACGTACAACGATTTTTATAGTGCGTGTTATGGGAATTATGCTTTTTACCGAGGTAGTATGCGATTTAGGGTTGTTTGGGATGAGCCTGTCACTGACTCTGCGCAGACGCAGAGTGTCAGTGTCTCAGCTTTCCTCGTTTACCCGTCAGATCGGAGACCAGGCTTTAATCCATTGTGGTCTAGGGCTGAGGAGTATCCATACGGTTCATCGGCCATCACGGGAATTACAATTAACAACATGCTACTCAACCCTGTTGTGTCCCGCTTTAACAATATATCCAGTGCGGGACCATCGCCGACTAAGACACCACCTTCTCGGCAGAACGGTTGGGAATCAATTTCTATTGCACACGTTGAGGGTGGCATTGAATTTCAAGTCCCCTATTACAGTTCCAGCTATATGTCGACGGCTGGATATCACCAGTACAACGGTGACTTTTGGGCAGCTCAAAGAAATGGTGTTGTCCCATTACCTTTGGTCATTTTAGGTAGCAATTTTTGGCCAAAAGGAAATTTTTCTGTCTACCGTGCAGTTGGAGATGATTTCTCGTTTGGAGGGTTGACAGGTGTACCGCGTTCAACGTTGGTGCTTGAACCAGCACCACAGGCGCCAGAGACTGATCCAGATGATGGCAAGCGTGGTGTGAAGCTAGGACCATTCGGTATAGCATAAAACAAAGACCCAACTAAGTAGAGGGCAGTAGGA